TTCCTCCTTTGAGCGAACGGTCTTGAACCCCTCCGCGTTGCAATTGTTTTTTTAATTCATTTCTATCCCCCTTTATTGTCTTGTACCCCAGTTCATCCGCAATCATCTTCGCCAATTCGTCGTCCGTCATACTTTCTGCTGCCTCATTTCGCGCCTGCGCTGTCGCTTGTTCTTTGGCAGCCTTTTGCATAAATTCCTCTCGTTTTTGATTCAATGTATTCATTATATCATCCCATGTTTCTTGCATGAATGTTGACACAATGAGTTTCATCATCATGTTGTCAATCATCTCGTCCCACTTCTTTCCGAAGGCGTCCATTGCATCTTCACCGTTACGGAAGGCGTCAATCATCACTTCTACAAGGCTTTCTATGGCATCACCGGCGCTGGATATGCCAAGCAAGTCGTTAACGATGTCCTGCGCACCGTTCTTTATTTCAAGACGAAGGTCGTTTATTTGTTCCTCAAGTTCCATTATTCTATCTTCGTCTCTTTTTTTCTTTTTGCGTGATTTTTCCAGTTGAAGTTGTCTTTCTATTTCAATCAATTGCAATTTTTTGTTTGCGATGATTGTCATATTGGCGCCAGCAGTCATAGTACCGTACGCATCGTCTGCTGCGTCCTCAAGGTTCTTCATGGAAATCGTCAGACGCTTGACTGCCCGTTCACTGGCTTCAATAGCATCCGTGATGCCTTTGTTGCCGGTAATGGCATCCGAAAACACAGTGATAGCACCCATTAAACCACCAGCAATAGCACCGATGATAGCGCCTTTGCCACCTGCCACCTGCGCACCGATGGCTGCGCCCGTTCCGGCCTTGTCCATGATGTTGTTGATGTTCTGTATGGTCTCGGCGAAGCGCGTGTTGCCCAACGCGGTGAACATTTCGGCGAACATGCCGCTTGCTTGTGTCACCCATTGTTGCATGCCGCGGATGGATTCCACGATAGTCTTGGTGGGGACGGTGCTGGCTTCGGCTTGTTCTTCGCGAAGTTTCTTCAACGCTTCTAACGCCTTTTTGTAAGCCTCGGTTTCTTTTTCTGTCACGTCGATGCCTTTGTACACCTTGCGTTCATAGTCGTCGATAACTTTGCTTACCTCATCAATCTTTATCTGATAGTCTTCAAATCTTCCCTTGGCTTCATCCATCGCCACGGCAATAGCCAAGAACGGATTGTCCTTGCGCTGTTCGTTGCGCAGTTTGCGCAGCGCGTTGTTCAATGTCTTTATCTGCTTCGGGTCAAGGTTCTTCGCCTTCTTCTTGTATTCTTCCAAGTCGTCGATAAGCATTCCGAGGGCACGGTCCGTAAGGTCGGCAAGGTCGCCCGTGGCGGTCAACCACGCAGGCGTCTTCTGGAACTCATCGAACTGCAACTGTGCCAACTGCTGTGCTTCGCGTCGGTCTATGGCTTCCATGATAGCCTGCGACGCACCTTTCTTCCGTGCCACGTTGCGCTCACGCTCGGCTTCCGCCTGTATCTGCGTCACCTTGTATTCGTACTCGGCGTACTTCTCCAGCAACTTGTTCCATTCCTCCACCTGCTTCTTCGTCTCGTCCTCGCGCACTTTGTTGGCGTACTCGCGGAATGCGTTCAGCGATTCTGCAAGTTCATCCACTTTAGGCATACCTTGTTGGTTGGCTTCCAACCATGCGTCAAACGCTGCCTTGTTAAGATTCTTTGTAAGGTCAAAACGTCCGGCGCCTATCTTCTCGTCTATGATGTCCTGCATCCGTGCCATGACACCTTCGAAGTCGCGAGGGAGTGCGTTCATCGCATCCTTGTCCAATCCCATTGCATCCATGAAGACATTGGACAGTTCCGGCGTGGCGTCAAGTTCAACGCCCAGTTCGTATTCATCCTTCAGTTTGCCCAGTTCGTTGTTCAACCCTTCGGTTATCCGCGTGTAGTCAATCTTTGTGATTTCGACGTTCAACTCGGCGATGGCCTTTTCCAGTGCTTCCGTTCCCTTTGTCGTCTTCGTCGCACCTTCTATCTGCTCTTGGTAGAAGTCACGTAGGTCTTGCGGCGTCATATTAGCCAAGTCAACAGGCGAAAGCGTCTGCAATCCATATTTTTGCAATTCTTTGTTGACGTTTTCTATGGATTTTTGATATTCGTCCGCAGACTTTGCAAGTGCTGTATTGGCATCAACGCCCATCTTGCGGTATTCCTTGTACCGTTTCTGCACTTCGCCAATCAACTGCACTTCCTTGGCTAACGCATCACCGAACGGGTCTTTCTTGTCATCCTTCTCTTCATCCGTATCATTATATGCCTTCCGAATTTTCTTTTGTATTTGAAGTTCCTTATTCGCCTCTACATAGCGTTGATGCAAGATTGACGTCTCCTTTTCCGCGCCGGCGTTTTTCAGACGTTGCACTTCTTCCGTCAACCGTTTTTCTTCTTTTCGTGCATTATCTACAATCTCAGACACCGTTTTTGCAGTTTTAACTTCTGCTGTGGCCTGTTCACCTGTGCGTTCTTCAAAATCTCTTGCGATGTCGGACAACCCTTGTGCATATTGGAAGAACACCGGAACGTAGATTTTCCACGTATTCGCTTGCCCCACAAGACTACGAAGTCTGTCGAACGACACGCCGTATTCCGTGGAGAATTTCTGGGCCATTTCCGTCGCCCATTTCGCGTTTTCACCCGTAAGCCATTCCCCATGTTTAAGTTCTTCGGCAGTAAGGGTGCCCAAACGCCTTTGTGTTTCACTTGATTGTGTTTCCGACAACCAAGTGAAGAACGTTTCCGACAACGCCTTCTGCGTATTAAACTCCTTCTTGAGGTGCGCCAACCTTGCTGACAGTTCTGTTTTCCGCGCACCGGTGGCATATTCTATATCCTCCTCTAACTTTTGTTTTGCATAGCGGTAGTATTCCTCTTCTGCCGCTATTCGCGTCGCACGGTATTCCTTCACGCCAAGGTCTTGCGTCTTGCGCACCTGGTCCATCGTTCTTTCGAAGAACTCGCGTTGCATGTCCACGTCCCATCCTCGTCGTTCCGCTTCATCATATATGGAACTTGCCACCTTGGACGTTTCCTTTTGAAACTCGGCTAAGGCATGAAACGTATCGCCTATGCCGATGTTCATGCCATTTTCTTGTGCCAATCGTACTTTGTCGGCGGCATTTTCAATGTCACCATAGGCCAATCTTATTTCTTCGGCCGATTTCAAGAAGTCTTTGACATCATCCTTCAACCCTTCACCGAAAAGTCCCAACAAGACTGTCTTTGACACCTTTATGGCCTTTTCGTCGATTTCTTGCAATGCGCCGTTAAGGTCGTGCAAACGCTGAAGATAGTCGAACCCTTTGCGAAGGCGGTCGTTGACATCTTCTATGTCCTCCAATTTGGCAAGGAAGTTGTTTGAAGCCATCGCACTTTTCTGTATTTCTTCCCGCATGGCTTCCCACGCCTTCGTTGCTTCTTCCTCTGGAATGTTTGAAAGATTAGAAGGTTGGCCTTGTGCAGTAACCTTGCCGTTTGTGTCATTTGTGACTCTATACAGACGTTTTAACGTGTCGGTGTAGTTCTTCAGGTATTCATCTATGGATTCAAAACTTTCCTTGGCACTGTCGGCTATGCTATGATTCAATTCCTTTATGTTTTGTGCCATAGTATGCCATGCGTGCCCAAGTTCATAGATGGCAGCAAGGGCGATGAACACCCAGTTCGATGCGGCGAAGGCCGCCAACGATGCGGCCATGTTTTTTATGGATAGCCCTATGTTTTTAAACACAAGTCCCAATGCTTTGCCAGTAGTTATATTCGTGGCTTCCGCCTGTGTCAGCAACTTCATGCTTACCAACGCGTTAGCCAATTCGGAGTTTTTCCGTTTAAAGGCCAACATCATCAATGCCTGCTGCTTTGTCAAAGCCCGTCCTGCCAACATTTGTTCATAATCCGCCGCCGTCACCATGTTTCGTGTTGCAAGCGTCTTCATTTCTGCCGCCGTCAACTGTTGTGTCAATGCCTTGCGTTCAAGGTCGATGGCTATCTTCCGCTTATTAGCAAGAATCTGCTTTTCTATCGTGGCGTTGTTCTTACCCATGATAGCATCCATCGCCATCATTATCGCGCGGTACGTTCCGAAGGCGATAATCATTTCGGAAAGCAAACGGCTTATGTCCTTCCAATTCTTGAACACGGCCTTCAAGCCGGAAACCGGCAACGTCAACAGACCTTGATGCACGCGGCCCATTTCGTTCAGCATGTTGTTCCAAGCCAAGGTCAAGTTGGCCAATTGCACCTTTAACGTTTGTGCTTGCTTTGCTTGGAAGTCGAAGAACCGCCCGCCTTCATCCGTCATCTTGTTCAAAACGGCGATGACGTCTTCATAGGACACCATCTTCTTTGACATCCTTTGATAGACGTCGCCCGTGCTTACGATGCGTCCTTCAAGGACGGTGTAATAATCGGCCAAGGATTTGACAATAGGAAGGCCGGCATTGGCAAAGTCACGTGCATCACGTGCCGTAAGGACGGTCTGTGCGCGTATCTGTCCAAGGTTGTACGTCAATCGTTCCATCGGCACACCCAAGGCGGCTGACAGGTCGGCCAGCCTTCTTGTGGTGTTCACCACCTCATTTGCTGCGAAGTTATATGCCGTCAATTGCTTGGCCGCACCCGCAAGTTCCATCAACGTGAAGGGTGACTTCAAGGCCATGTCGTTCAACTCTTGGAACATGCGGCTACCAGTTTCAAACGAACCGACGAGGACGCCCAACGACCTTTCCAACAACTCATACTGGCTCCGCACTTCATATATCTGCTTTGCAAAACTCGTGGCCGCGCCCAATGTCAAGGCATAGACCAGCCGGTTGCGGATATATCCGAAGGAACGTGCCAATCCGTTGTTCGATGCCGTCAGAAGCGCATTGTTGCCAAGCATTTCCTTCTGCACCTTGTTCAACCGTTGAAATTCTGCTGTCACCGTAGCCTGTTCCGTAGCGTTGCCTATTTTGATGTTCTTCAAGGCTTTTATCTTGGCAGTGATAGCCGTGACGGAATCTTCACGCATGGACATCACATCATCCAAGGTTATCGGATTAGACTTGGCTTCCTTGATGCGGCGGGTCAGTTCTTCAATCTTACGGTTGGCACGTTCCAGCGCCGGACTGAACTCGGCCAAATCCCTCCGCATTTCTTCCGCATCCTTCTTTGCCGCTTCCAATTCGCCCAACAATGCTCCATACTCCGAGTTTGCAGTATATTTATTCGTTACTTTGCCGCCGCCACTGCCACCTTTGCCGCTTTTGCCGCCTGCCGCTGCCGCCGCCGCTTGCATGGCCTTGGCGAAGTCATCATACGTCGTTCCCAAGGCTTTAAAGGAATCACGGATGTCCGCGATGGTGGTCTTTGCCGTCGTATTAAGACGTGTAAGATAGCCTTCCATCTTTGTGATGCCATCATCGAAAGCCGCCGTAGCATCTTGCATGCCATCATCGATGGTCATCACAAGGTTGTCTATCGCTTCTTCCAATTCCTTCGTGTCAAGTCTTCCTATGACAATTGTAGCGTTGTCTGCCATGTCTATATCTTGTTTTATTTTTTGTTCTTACCTTTCTTTCTGTTCTTTGCGTTGCCGAGCGGCAAGTCCTGACGTCCATGCCCCCCACCGTCTTCAACCTTGTCAAAGCCTTTTATGAAATTGTCGAACTTCGCCTGTGCCTCGTACGCTTCCTTGTAGTTCGTCCAAGCCTTCTTGTCCGCACCGTGAAGATACTTCGTGTGCGTGTTGTCCACGGCCATAAATTGTATTTGTGCGCATGAAAGACGGAAGAGGTAATCATCTAATCGGTATTGTGGGAAGGCCCGGAGGAAGTCCGAGGCATCCGCAATGATAGTGCTTCCATAAACTGTGAGGCTGTCTCCATTGACTTCTTCTTCCGCGTCAGAAGTGAATCCGTAAGCGTACTCACCGATTTTTTGAGTAAAAAAAAAGCCGACAAATCGACCGATTTTATTGCCCCAAGGATGATAGCCGCCCATTGGTTTGCATCATAGGTGCTGTTCATCACCTTTACTTTCATTTCGCGTATCAACCTTTCGTTCCTTTCATCGGCATCGTCCGATGGGCGGAACATGTGGTTGCAAAGCACGATGGCCATGATTTCACACATCGCGTCCAAGTCCGTACACAAAGCCATGATGACCTTCTGGTCTTCATCCAACGTCTCGTCCGCCTTCCGCATGTCCATCACCAGACGGCAGATGCGGTACAGCGAGTAATACCGAAGGTCTTTCACGCGGTATTCCTTGTCACCAAGCCGCACCAAGGATGGCGCGTCGTTGATGATGTCCAAGATGTCACGCTTGGTGTCTATCGTGAAGTCTTCCAACGTCGTGACCGCTGTCTTACCTTCTACAATTTCATTATCTTTTGTTTCCATTGTTTTTCGTGAACTTTTTTGTTTCCGTTGCTTCCATGAACAAAGGGGCACGAGATGGGATGAACCCATGACGCACCCCCACGCTCACGAAAACAAAAGAAAAGAGTCGTTAATCCTCCTTGGTGTAGTAGGTCTTGCCATCGACCACGGCGGTGTCCCAAGTCAGACGGTAGGAATAGTCGGGGTCAGTGCCCGTCCTTTCATACCATCCTTCCGTCATCGGGTTCTTGCTGCTGTACCCGCTGATGGACGTGCTCACCGCTTCAAATTCAGCGCCACCCGCTTCAAAGGCGTCGTCGATGAAGTACAGGTGGTCCACATCGTTCGAGTCGGTGTAGAGGGTCGAAGTGATGGTCACGGAGTAGTTGAACGCACCGTCCTCATCCTTCTTCGGTGTGCCGATGGTCAGACCCTTGTAGATGCCAAGTGCCTTGTGGCCACGCTTGAACTCGATGACCCACTCCCACTCGGTCGTGGTGACGCTCGCCGCACCCTCGTAGCGGTCGGTGGTGGAGTCATACGTGCCGCCGAAGAACGTCGGCAACTGCTCGAGCGAGTAGTTCGCAAGTTCGAAGTTGAAGGTGATTGGGTTGCCTTCATAGGCAATATCCCACGGGACATCGTAGAACTCGGCTTCGATTTCCGTCGAATCCGGTTCGTCCTGCGACACCGTGAAACCCTTGAGAAGTCCGTTAAGACGGCTGTACGCGCCCGTGCTACCAACTGTGCGGTAGTACAGCATCGCGGTTTTTACGGTAGTTTTCTGTTCTGCCATTTTTTTGTTGAATTAAAGAATTAATAACTTGTTTGACTTTGTTTTAACTTTCTTGTGCATCAATTTGCACTACAAAAGACTTGACGAAGACGAAATAGGCATTGTTGGCCGTACTCATTTCGTCACCATCCAACGACACAACACTTCCTTCATGCACATGATATATTCCGGTGGTGGCATTTGTGGCTTCATCAATGACATTGCTTATACCTTCTTCAAACGTGTTATACAATGCCATGTTTAACCGTCCACGACTTATCTGCGGTATGAATGCTTCCACGAAACATACGGCCCAGCCATAGGCTTCGCCCCTGAACTCGCTTGCATCATTCACATCACCCACACGGACGACAAGAAAACCATCCGTAGTGTCAGATTTTGTCAAGTCCTGCGGTTCACGCATCATATATACGTTCTTCGTCACGACGTCGAAGAAGAGGCCGTAGAGATATTCGTATAATGCCGTCCGTGAATCGTTAATCATGTCTTCAAGGTGTTATGCTATCTTAAGATGCCGATACGTTTGTAACCACGCCTGTTTTTGTACGTGGGGTTGGTGTACGAGTACTTCGGGCGATAGACCGTAATCTTCGTCTTTGCCGGCTTCAAGTCCATGCGTGCTTCATAATAGGTATGAATCATGGCCGAGAATTGCATGCGGCGCGACGAAAATGGGATGGCGCGCGTCCTTGATGGCTTCTTCTTGTAAACGGTGTTTCCGCCGCTTTTCATGTTAAATCCGCCTTCCCAATATCCCCAATAGGGGGCGAGAACGGCCCAGAAGACATCCCATCCGTTACCGCTTCCTTGGTATGACCGAAGGAAGTCTTCGGCAAGTCTGCGGCCTTCGACTTCTTCCTTGTCATTATTGAAGAACTCGTGCAAGTAGGATTGACGCCCAACTTCGATTCCGCGTGAATGAAGTTCTTCATCACGGTAGAAACCACTTGCCTTCATCGTGCCATTGTAAGTCACGCCCCAGCAGAGCGAGTTCAGAAGGTGTCCGGTACGGTCCATGTGATGCGCACCCACGTAGGAATTGATTCGGTTGCCGAGTTTCATCATTTCGGATTGCGCATAGGCGACAAGCCGTTCGGTTTGCACCTCTATGGCGTTGTCCATCAACGTTTGCTTTATCTTGCCAAGATTCAAGCCTACTATGCGTGTTTTCGTTCCCATGATGACTACCAAGCACTTCTCGATGCGTAGATGCTGACACCCATCAATTGCGATGGTTCGGCGTTGTCAACCGTAAGGTCGAACGTTTCACCATAGCGCGTGATGGACACCTTGTCGCCCTTGCGCGGCACACGCCACTGCCCTTGTGCGTCTTGTGTCAACGGAATGCTGATGATGTAACTTGATGTCTGCATCGTGCGGCCTTCCTCGTCCGTCACCATGTGTTCATCCATCACACCTTCATATACCGTCACAACGGAATCTTCTTCCATTCCGAAGCCTTCAACCGTGCGCGTGATGATACCCGTGTAGGGATATTCTTCTATGTCCACCCACTTATTGCTCATATCCGCACCACATCCGTTATCGGTAAGAAACCTATCTGCTTCTTCTTTGAGAGTTCTTCAAGGTCTTCGCCCTTTTCGTCTTCGTATCGCTGATAGATGCGTATCGCGTATTGTATCTTGTCATCCTGATAAAAGTCCTGCTCGCTTCCGACCGACTTCTGGTAGCCGTTGTGCGATTGCGACTGCGATGCAGTATTGGACGGGCGTTTCAACACCGCCGTGTAGATGATGTCCGCATCCATGAGGTCACGCTGGCGTTGTGTCACCTGCGCGTCGTCATAGACATCGGCTTCGGGGTCAACACCCCGGTCCAAGGCAATCTTCACATAGTGCTTCTTCTCGAAGGAAGAATACATGTTCGATGCGTCAAGCCATTCCAATACTGTCATCGTCAATCTGCTTTTTTACCATGAAAGAATCAATACGCTTACAAGTGGCGTTTAGTCAGCGGAAGCGATGTTCACGCAGACGTGATACTGCGACTCGTTCAAGACCGTTGCGTAGCGGCCGATGGCGTCCGTGTGGTAGGACTTCAGCATGCCGTTCGGCGTAATCTTGTTGATGATGTAGAGGAAGTTGTTCCACTTGGCCATAGACCACTGGATGTTCTCATTGACTTCACCGCTACGCATAAGTTTCGCCCATTCGGGGATGGCGTGAACGACCACGCCGGCCTTGCCCAAGGGACGAAGGACGACGGTGTTGGGTTTCCAGCCACGCACCGTGTAGTAGGTCGTGATGCCCTGTACGGTCTGCTGCTCGCGCACGACGCGGATGGGGGAAATCTTCGACACGGAAGACTGCGAGTAGGCCACCAACTGCTGCCACGTGATGACTGATGAATCGACCACCGACGCGGAGTTGTTGACGATGATGACCTTGTCGGGCGCTTCCAGACGGATGTAGCGGTTCACCTCGGCGATGAAGTACGAGTTCTTCAGAAGGATGTTGACGATGATGTCGTAGGGGATGTCCCATTCGAAGGGCGTGCCTTCGTCGATGTTCTTCGCCACCTTGAAGTCGTATTCAATCTTCTGCATCTGCGACGGGATGTCGCAGTCGGCTGCGGACCACACCTTCGTACCGGCCGTCTTGTAGTTTTCCATCGGAATGTACGGCTGCTGCGACACAAAGACACCGCTGAATCCCTGCGACGTCAGTGAAGACGTGTTGGGACTTACGACGATGTCCTGCGCCGTGGTGGTGTTGTAGCCGCCGCCGTAGGACAGCGTCATGGCCGCCATGTTCGACAGACGGAGGTTGTGCGACTTGATGAGGTCGGCGATGCCGCGCTGCAAGGCCGTCACCAACGAGCGGTCGCCGGGCGACATCTGCTGAAGACGTGCTTGAAGTTCGAGTTTCGACATCGAAGTCTCGAACAGCCCCTTGCCGTAGCCGTAGATGCTGCCTGTGCGTTCCGTGTAGCCTTCGGTCTCCAATTGGCGTACCTCGGAAAGAGGCGCCATCGGGTCGGCCATCGGCACTACGCGGATGTCGCGCTGACGCACGGTCCAAGCGGGGTTTTTCTTCGTGTCGGCGATGTCGATGTCATACTCTCTGCCTTCCACTTCGAAGTGCTCGGTCCAGAAGTTTGAGTTCTCGCTGATTTCGATGGTGTCAACGAGTTGCTGGAGGAAGCCGACGCCCTCGGCGTCAAACAACCTGTCGTAAAGTTTGTTGATGGTCTCGTCGGGAGTCCAAAAATTTTTCAATGCGTTTGCCATGTTTTGTTTCCTCCTTTACATTAAATCCAGAAAATGCCCTTGATGTAGGAGCGGTTCTTTGCAAGCACGTAACCGGGCAGCGGCTGCATCTTTGCAATCCACGCTTCCTTGTCATGTACCGTGCTGATGGAATAGTTCGCCGTGGACACGCCTTCGCTGTCGGTCATCAGACCGTAGCCTTCGGTGGGAAGGATGTCAACGTCGGCTTCGATGAACGTGTTGGGATTGGGGACGAGCAACGGAGCGGAACCCGTGGGGGAGTCTTCCGCAAGGTCAACGGCAGCGTTCGACTCGACAAGGATGTCGCCAGCCGTCAGCGCCGTGCCGAAGGCGTTCTCCAGCGTCAGCGTGAACTGTGCGTTTGTGGCGTCGTACGCGACGGCCGTCACCTTGGCATAGACACCGGTGTAGGTGGAAGCCGTCTCGCTGAACGTGGCATCCGAAAGGTCCACCTTGCTGTTAGACACCGTCAGTTCGGAAGTCGAACCGATAGTGTTGACGTCGATGGATTTGGGGGCAATCATAAGATACTGCCCGACTTCGGGGACATCACTGAAGCCATCGCCCTTGATTTTCACGGACGTGGCATTGTTGGCAGCGTTGGCCGCCACCTCGAACGAGCGGAAGATGAGGCATCCTTCGCCGGGGGTGTACTGAACCAACTGTGCGGCCCACAAGTGTCCGAACCCCTTGTTGGGGTTGAGAATCGTGCCGCCGAGCAGCACGTTCTTGCGCGACTCACCATTGCTGTCCTTCACCCAAACCGAGCGACCGCCACGCACCTTGCGTGCGCGTTCGTAATAATACGCTAAATTTGTTACTTGTGACATAATAGTTACTTTTTTTAGAAAAACGTGTTAAACCATAATCTTTGGCAGTGATGACATGACGGCTTCATCGTTCTCCCGCACCACACGTGGCGCAAGCGGTTTGACGTCGCCAATCGTGTCCTTGAAGATTTCTTGGAAGCGTGCTACAAGCGCATCGGCCTGTTCCTTTGCGCCCTTGTCCACATCGACGTCCGTGCCCTCGGCGAACTTCTCGAACGACTTGTGAAGGTCCGTCCGTATGTGCTTCTTGGCTACCGTGATGACGTCCGTGAACTTGGCTTCTTTCGCCGCCTTGGTCTTGAACGCCCGCAGTTCGTCAATCTGCTCTTGAAGTTCCTTCGGAATTTCGAACGGCTTGGGGTCGGTCTTCCTTCCAATCTTCTTGTTCAACGCTTCAATCTGTGACTTGTAGTCGTTCTCTTTCGACTCCCAGTCTTGCTGCATCGTGGCGCGGCCTTTCGACGCTGCGCTTTTCGCAGTGTCCAAGTTGAATTTCAAGTCCGCAATGACGGCTTCGTCATTGATGTCGCCGTCGGCGTACTTCTTCGCGAAGAAATCCGCGAACTTCTCCTTGAAATCAGACGTCAGTGTTGATTCATCGTAACTTCTCTCGTTACAATACTCGTTTGCTCTCTGCAAAACTTCTTCCTTGTTCATAGTTCTCTCCTATTAGAAATTTAAAACACCAATTTGGGGGACAAATAAAACATTCGGGATGAATAGTGCAAAACAAAGTATTAGAAACTTTATACAAATTAGTCTAAATTCAACCAACTTTCCAATTATATATTGTAATGGACAAGAAACAAATGTATATTTTTGTCCAAACGTTTATCATTCTTGTACTTAAAGTATAGTAAACGGTATGGCCTCGCGACGTAGGAATGACATAGTGCTTGCACCATTGGAAGATGGCAACCAAAAGTATGCCATTCGTTCCAATGCGGATTTTGTCGTACTGACGGGGCCGGTCGGGAGCGGAAAGACCATTGCGTTGTACTACGCGCCGATACTTTACCTTTCACGCAATGACAACGCGAAGATGGTGTGCTTCATGCGCAACGTGTCAGACTTCTGGGGCGCAGGCAAGGTGGCCGACACTTTGAAGAAGATGTACCCCTTGATGGACCGTTCCGTCAAGAAGCAGCCGCACGACCCGATAGGTGAAATCATACGCCGTCCGGAAGACATGGGCATGAAGTTGTACAACGGCAGCGAGGTGAAGTTTCAGCAGTTGGACAATGAAAGTCCAATCGTGTTGGACAAGATAGCGAAGGGTTTGCAGGCGAAGAAACTCATCTTCGACGAATGCAACAAGTTTGAGTGGCGTACGATAACGACCTTCATGGCGCGATTGCGTTCCGATGCGGCAGGCAAGGCACAAATATTCCTCGCACAGAACCCGGAACGTGAATGCGCCCTGCGCAAGATATGCGGCAAGGGCGAACACGGCGGCGGGTGGATTAACGACGACGGCACGGTGGACAAGTCAATGGACGGCGTGGTGATGTTCTTCTACATGCACCAAGGAAACTTGGAAGAAATGTATTGGGGAAGGACGAAGCGCGAGGTGTACGACAAGGCGAAGGACAAGATTGACGCGATGTTGGCCATAGACACCGACATGTCGTACGAGGACTTCATCCTTTCGATGGTCTTCTACACTTTTGACATGCGTGACAACAAGAAGATGTTGGCGAAGAACAAGTCCTATCGGGGCATGGCTGCGAACTCGGCCACCGCCGCGTCTTCCTATTCAAACAACTGGAACTATTCCATCACGGATGGCGATGGTGATGATGACGACATGGCGCGCGTGGAGTTGTCGCATATGGACGTCGAACGCATGTTCCGTCCGATGGCCTTGCCGCGCGACGCCGTGGTTGAGAAACGTTTTATGACGTTGGACATCGCCACGACAGGCTTCGACAACATGGTGATGATGTATTGGGAGAAATGGATGAAGTATGGCTTCGTGTGCCGTGACGTACAGTATTCGATGCAGAACACCACGCGCGATGCCGTGTTGATGGCCATAGCGTTCCGTGAGAAGCACAACCTTACGGAGCGTGACATGATACTTGACGTGCAGGGGTTCACCTTCCTTCGTGACTGTTTCCCGTCGGCCCGGTTGTTCTCCGGTGCTACGATGGCATCGAACCGCGGCAAGACGCAGTTCAAGACGATGAAGGACGAAGCGGGGCATGTGGCGATGGAGATGATGCAGAGCGGGTTGATACATTTCGACCCGTCGCTGGCACAGATGCGGTACAACCACAAGAACATGAAACGTGAAGGCGGCACGACCGTCTTGAAGCACATGTTGTTTGAGAGCCGCATCTTCCAGTTCACGAAGACACCCAACGGGCGGCTGACGATGATACCGAAGGATACGATGAAGTCGCAGTTGCGCGGCATGTCGCCCGACCTGATGGATAACGTCATCCTTGCATGCGGTGGGATGGTGTATGACTGTTACCGCATGTTGCGTGATGATGCCGGTGTGATGCGCAAGGCGGCGCAGGCCGAAGACATGTTGTCGCTGTTGAACGTCAACGGTCCGGAAGAACCAGACGAGCGCGTACAACGCCGCACAATCACCATAAACAATGACTGGATGCTGCAAACATTAAGCACAATATGATAGAAGAAAGAAACATACAATGGTTTTTGGGCGACCCGTTGCGGCTGACGATGATGAAGCCTTTCACACGCGGCGGCAATATGTTGTCACACGGTTTCGAGAAACGTACCGTACTGAACAATGAACTCATGGCCACGGGTTTTGCCAACCTTGAACTGCATCCCGTGTCGCAAGACCTTTACATAACGGAATACCGTCCCGACTTGCATCACATCATCTTGAACAAGTCCATACCGCACATCAAGGTTGTTCTTGACGGGCATGAACTTCCGACGAACATGATGGAGATAACGCAGACGGCATCGTTCCAGAAACTCATCCATTCGGCGCATGTGCGCAACTTGACGGCGAACCCCGTTGAGTTCAACCTGTGCAACGAAGCACCGGACGATGACGAGCGGCGGTTGTTCAGCACCATCAAGCAGGAATGGCTGTGGCGTGACCGTGAATGGGACAAGTACATGGCCATCAACACTTGCAAGCAACTTGGCAACTGCGGTGTGTTGTTCGGCTTCGACAAAGTGTCGGGGCGGTACACGGTGACGGGGTATTCCTACGAGGACGGGTATCAGATAGTTCCGAACTATGATGAATACGGCCGCGAAGTGGCTCGTTCGCTGGTGTACAAGGTGGACGGCAACTTGGTCATAGACACCTATGACGCGAAGTACCATTATAGGGTGATGCAAAGCGGTGACACCCGTTGGGAGATTAACCGTGAACCGCACGGATATTCGCGTTGTCCGCTTTTGCACAAGCGTGGCAAGGTGGCATGGGAGTATGCCGAGAGCAGCATCGAGATGTGGGAGTTGATGACGAACATCGCTGCCATAGCCTTGAAGCGTTTCGGCACGTTCGCGCTGGCGTTCTGGGGCGAGATGGACAAGGACAAGGGGTTGCAACGGGATAGTTCGACGTTGATTATCAACTTGTCGAGCGACACGACGAACGGACGTCAGGACGTGAAGGTGTTGGAGTTCCCGGAACCGCAGACGATGGACGGATACTTGAAGACGCTGGAAGAAAAGATTTCGCTTTTCAGTTCCACGTCCTTCATCACGCCCAAGGACATCACCACGTCGAACAGCGGCGGCAACGGCATCGCCCTTGCCATGTCGAATGACTACTCGCTGGCGACGCAAAGCGCCGTGGATTGGCAACGTTTTGTCAATGACATGGTGTATCTGCATCAGGAAGGTCTGGACTTGGAGAACGGTGGCACATCGCGATATGCACGGGTTCGCATTGGTGCGCGTATAATACCTTGGTCGTTGGAGACGAACAATACGAAGTTGTTGAACTTGAGCATGGAAGCGCCGTACCTTTCGACGCAGACGCTGGTCGAGAAGTGTCCGGATTCAGCACCGGACGAGGTGGACCGCATCATCGCAGAGCGTGGTGCGTTGGTCAGCCGCAACGACCAGACAGTCGAGGACACGGCAGCATCGGCAGGCAACATTGCCCGCAACCGCAATGACGTCATACGCGACAACGAGGAAAAGATAGAGATACTTGACAAAACTACTGTAAACAGTTAATGAAAGATGGATTGGTTATCAATAGTTACGACGATAACGACGTTGGTCTTGGGTGGCGGATGGTTCATCTACTACCGCGCCAACAAGTTGAAGGCATTGGGCGAAGCATCGCAGGCGCAAGCCGAAGGATGGGCGGCGCAGCAGAAGGTGTACGAAAACACGATTGAAGACTTGAAGGAATCATGTGAGTACATACGGCAGGACCGCAACCTGTTGCGCGAAGAAAACCGTCAATTGCGTGAAGAGAACAACGTGTTGCGGGAAAAGATAAACGAGTTGGAGACGCAGATATTCGACCTACAGAACGCCGTAGCACGGCAGGGACGTCAGATTGAAGCGTTGAACAAGGCGCAGAAAAAAGACAAGCAAGGATGAAATACTTCACAATAAATGAATTGACGAAAAGTGCCACGGCTACGAGATTGGGCATTGCAAACAAACCGGATGCGGCGGCGAAGAAGGCATTGACGGCATTGGTGGACAATGTGCTTGACCCTTTGCGTGCGGCATGGCGTCGCCCTATCGTCGTGAACAGCGGCTACCGCTGTGCGGCCTTGAACCGTGCCGTGGGCGGGGCGGTGAACAGCCAACACACTCTGGGCGAGGCTGTTGACATAGAGGACTACTCGCGTGACCGCGCCATGAACGAAAAATTGTTCAACCTCATAAAAGAAATGAATCTCCCGTTTGACCAGTTAATCGCAGAAGGTTCAAAAAAGACGAAGAACAAGTTTGAATGGATACATGTGTCGTATGGACCTCGTAATAGGCGGCAAGTTTTGTTTTTAAAAAATTAGGCCATGAAAGATTTCTCTCTTACACCAATACCATTTCATATAGGGTATTTTGCCAGCGAAGATGGCGGTATATACAACAGAAAGGGGCATAGACTGCATCCGAATAGATTGGGAAAGTATTACGCAGTTTCTCTCCCTGTTGGCGAGGGAAAATTCAAACCATTCACAATACATCGTCTTGTTGCAATCACATTCATCCCGAATCCATTTGAGTACCCTCAAGTGAATCACAAAGATGGGAATACCGCAAACAACGCAGTAAAAAACTTGGAATGGTGTACGGCAAGCCAAAATCAATTGCATCGTTTTCATGTCTTAAAACATGGAGATATGGCCGGAGAAAAGAATCCGGCTGCAAAATTGACTGAAGAAATTGTTCTTCAAATGCGGAAGTCAAGGAGTGAAGGTTTGTCATATAGTAAGATTGCAAAGATGTACAATGTTTCAATTGGAACGGCGCATAGTGTTGTGAATGGAACTACATGGAAATGTGTTCCGCTTCTGAATATCATTCCAGATTCTTTTTCATAATACGGATAACGAACAAAAGATTAACGCGAATGGCAACAAGGATAAAACATGTAAAGGGCAACGTCCTGCGGGTTCAGATACCGTTGACGATTCAGCGTGTGTCGATGGACGAAGGCACGGTGGTGTCGGTGGAGGAGGACTTCTACCCAAGTCCGTTGTACCCGGTATATATCAACTTCAAATCCACGTTGAAGCGTTCCTTCGAAGGGGCGATTGATGGCAACGTGGTGTCTATGCGTGACCAAGGCACGTTGAACGTGGGCACGTATCAGATTGAAGTGTTGTGCAGCGACAACGACGGCAACCCGTATCGTTACATGGTGCGGGACATCATAGAAATCGTCGATGCCACGGCCGATGCCGGTATCGTGGCGGGGATAGAGTTCGACGCCGAGGTATATACGTTGGATGGTGCTGTGTTCATCGGCTTCGTGCAAGAGCAGACGGACTGGGCAGAACAAGACAACACAAAGGTGTCTTATCTCAAGAACAAACCGGTGTTGGCGCAGGTGGCCACATCGGGTGACTACGGCGACCTTCAGAACACACCGGCCGTGCCGGAACGTCTTTCGGAATTGATGGATGACGAGTTGCACCGCACGGTCACGGACACGGAGAAGGCGGCATGGAACGCCAAGCAGGAGGCTATTGCCGACTTGGGTGACATCCGTGCAGGGGCGGCGGCAGGTGCTACGGCGTTGCAGAGCGAGAGTGACCCGACGGTTCCGGCATGGGCAAAGCAGCCGACGAAGCCTTCGTACAATTATAGTGAGATAGGCAACACACCCGACCTTTCCGGGTTCATCACGAAGTCCGTTGACGACTTGGTGAACTATTACTTGAAGTCGGAAACGTACACGAAGGCGGAAGTCGAGGCATTGATAGCGGCCATCAATCAGTTCCACTACGAGATATATGCGTCGTTGGGAGATATTGTGTCACCGGCAAGCAACGTCTTGTATCTTATCGGACCGACGGGCACGGGTTCGGACCAGTACGAGGAATATGTCTATGTGACGAACGTCTTTGTCAAGATTGGTGATACAAGCATTAGTCTGGATGGCTATGTCACCACCTCGGACCTTGAAGAAGCGTTGTCAGCATACACCACCTCGGAAGACCTTGCGACGTTGCTTGAAGGCTATGTCACGACGGCGGCGATGGAAACGGCGTTGTCGTCAAAGGCGGATGTCGCCACCACTCTTGCCGGATACGGCATCACGGACGCGAAGATAGAAAGCGGAACCATCACGCTCGGCTCCGATTCCATCACGCCATTGACATCGCACCAAGACATCTCCGGAAAAGCCGACAAGGATACGGATGCCGTGGAAGGCAACTTCGCGGCGTTTGATTCATCCGGCAACCCTGTCGATTCCGGCCACAAGCACAGCGACTACATAACCTCGCACCAAGACATTTCGGGCAAGGCTGACAAGGTGACGGGCGCGACGAACGGCAACTTCGCCGCACTGGATTCTAACGGCAACCTTACCGACAGCGGCCACAAGCACAGCGACTATCTGACTTCTCATCAGGATATAAGCGGCAAGGCAGACAAGGATTTGGATGCTGTATCGGGAAACTTCGCTGCCTTCGATTCAAGCGGCAATCCTGTTGATTCCGGTCATAAGCACAGTGATTATCTCACACAGCACCAAGACATCAGCGGAAAGGCGGATAAGGTCACGAGTGCTACGAATGGTAATTTCGCAAGTCTTGACAGCAACGGCAACCTTACGGACAGTGGTCACAAGCACTCGGACTACCTCACCTCGCACCAGTCTGTCACTGACAGCGACCCGACGCTTGCGTGGAACACGCGGAGCAAGGTGGCCACGGTAGGCGCTACAGACATCCACGTCACGCTGCCAGCCAATCCCAATCCCGTCCCTGCCCCTGCTGCCACTGACAACGGCAAGGTGTTGTCGGTGACGGATGCGCAGGGCACGATAGCGTGGACTACGCCCACGGGTGGTGGTGACGTGACGGACGTGACGCTTGGCGGTTCTTCCGTCGTTGACGGTGACGGTGTGGCGGTGTTGCCGGCCTATCCCACGACGCTTCCTGCATCGGACGTTTCGGCGTGGGCGAAGGCATCGACAAAGCCTTCGTATGACTATTCGGAGATAGGGAACACGCCCAATCTTGCCACGGTAGCGACAAGCGGGTCATACAATGACTTGTCCAACCAGCCGACGATACCCGACCTTACGGACTATACGGACACGGAACTTCAGACGGCCATAGACACGGCCTTCGCAAACTTGTAGGATATGGCAGGCGTTATATTGACATCGCAGGGCAAGGCGTTGATGAAGGATAGCAAGATTGTAGGTCTTGACTTGCAGTATGTGGACTACTTATGGGCAGATGTGGGAAACCCGCGCATCGAAGTGACATTTGCTTCAAGCAGGACAAGGATATATTCAACCATCAGATTCCACGACACCATACCGAATGACAATAATGCCTTCATTCGATTGTTTGACAGCAGCGGCAATGGCACCGCATCATATATTGACAATAAGATTTTTCGCATGTGGCACGGGCGTGGACAAAGGTCATATACAACTAATGTCACAGCACAAATAAATCACGACTATACCGTGATACTGACACCGAATACTAATCTGACCGGTTATCTAATGGGTGTTGACAACACATGGTCATCAGGTGCGCCAATAGATTACTATGTAAAACTCTATATAGCAAGAAGTGGGACGGCTGTCATTCCTGTTGCGTATGGTACAA